AGAAGCCACTGGCCTCGACGCGGTTGTCGAGGAAATTACGAAGATCAAGGCATTTGTTGAGGAGAAGCACGAGGCCGGACTGGCCCCGCTCCGCGACGAGGTTGCCCGCATGGTCGAGGGTGTAGAGGCAGCCCAGAAACAGGTCGATGAACTTCGACGTGGTCGGGTTGACCGCACATCCAGCGACGGCAAAATCATCGTCCGTGAAGGCCCGCTCGCCGGGTTCGACGCGCTCGACATCGGCATTATGCGACGGCTGGGTCAGGACATGCTGTCCGGGCGTCTACAAGACCCGGCGGCTGTCCGCGAGCACCCCATGTTCAAAATGGTGGACGACGCTCAACAGCAACTGGTGGACGGCTTCTCAATTGACTCTCTCCTAGCGTGGGAGGAGAAGGCTATCTCCATGCGCGGCATGGCGTCTGGCTTACAGCGATATGACGGCCCCGTGCAGAAGTTCGCTGGAGAAGCTGCACAGTGGCGCAACGAAATGCGCAACGAGTTCGTTAGGCGAGCGATGGACAGCACGACCGCTGGCTCTGGTGACGAACTGGTGCCGACCATCGAGGCCGCACAGCTATGGATGGACGTGAACCTGCGAACGGCAATTATGCCGCTCATCCCGCAGATCGCCATGCCATCCCAGCCGTTCGATATCCCGAAGCAACTCGGGGACACCAACTGGTACCCGGGCGTGGAGAACGTACAGGCCTTGCTGACTGATCTCAGTACTGGCAAAGTGACGCTGACTGCGCAGACATTGCGCACCGGTATCCCGTTCTCCGATGAACTCACCGAGGACAGCATTATTGCTCTCGTCCCTGAGATTCGCTCGACGCTGGTACGGAACGCAGCCGAGGTTATGGACGACGTTATCCTTAACGCTGACCAGACCACCACAAACGGCATCAACTCAGACGGCGCAACCATTTCCACCAGCACCGCTGGGAAGGCTCAATGGCTGCTCGGATGGGACGGTATCAACCACCTGCCGCTGGTCGACAACACCAGTCAGGGTAATGACCACAACGCGGACGTTACCGCCGACGCATACGGTGAAGTTCTCCGCCAGATGGGCAAGTATGCCGCACCGACCGAGCGTGGCGATGTAACCTTCATCACCGACGTCGGAACCGCTATCGCCTCCCTCGGTATTGATGAGGTCGAGACGGTCGACAAAATCGGCGGCAGGGCAACCATTTCCACCGGCGAACTGTCCGGCATTTACGGGCTTCCGATTGTGTGGTCCGGGCTTATGCGGGCAGCCGACACCGACGGCAAGGTTACCGACGCCGGCAACAGCGAAAACAACGGTCGAATCGTCGGCGTGAACACAACCCAGTGGAGAGTGGGACTGCGCAGGGGCTTCACCCTTGAGCCGGACCGCACCGCTGGACAGGGCCAGACGACTTTGTACGCCAGTTTCCGGCTGGCCTTTACAGAGCGGTCAGGCACCCGTTCCACGGCTACTCACACGGCCATGAACTACAACATCACCAACGTCTCCTAGACGAAGGCGTGTAACGACCCGGTGCGGCTTCGGGCGGGGCCGCTCCGGGTACTTACCTTTCCGCCCTTACATACCGGGAACGCAAAGCCCGGCTGAGTCAACGAGGTTTCAAGACCCCGGAGGTTGATATGGCAGACGGAACTATTAAACGAACCGATCCGATTGGCGTCACGGTACGCGCTCACACGCCGGTTGGGACCGGTGGTGGTTCTGGTATCACCACACCGATGAAAACATATCGGCAGACGCTATCGTCCACCAGCAGTTCAGACGCCAACTTCTCATGGGTAAACCCAGAAGCAGGCACGGTCGCAGCGTCATTTCTTTACATCGTGACCGGCTCGGCTGGTACGGGTACCATCGACGCTGGACGATCAGACGACGGGACCGGAGCAGCGAATGGGCACATCAATGGCGGCACGCTCACCCTCGGTGTTCACACCCGCAAGACCTTCCACGGAACGGTCGATGCGTCCGGCACAATTGGCGTTACCGACGCTGAATGGGTGCTGTGCGGACCCGGTGGAACCGGCACCAACAACTCGATAGTTGCTGGCGTGACTGACGGTGTTGACTCAACAGCAACCATCGTCGGCGTCGTGCAGTACTACACCATCGAGTAAGCACGGCCCAGAATCAATGCGGGGCGGCTTCGGTCGCCCCGCTTAACTGTTGCACGATAGGAGGCCATCATGTCGACAGAGGGCTACGCTTCGGTTTATGCCGTAGCGTCGCACAGGTACGAGGACTTGGCAGAGAATGCCATATACAGCTTTCCATCTGGCGAGGTCCGTGCTGTGCCTGATTACGTCGCCGAGTTACTCATCGCAGCGCATCCAAACAAGCTGCGCTATGCCACGGACGACGACGGTCCCGTGACAGCCGAGATGAGTCCAGCACGTGTTGTACCGGGCTTCCAGCGATCACAAGCCTTCGCATCGCCACCTAGGCATACCGCTATGGATTCACCGCAGACTGACGCGACCGAGATCGTGGCGGACGATGACAGGTGTATAGCGAACAAGGCGAACGGCGAACGGTGTAAAAACAAGAAGAAAGCGGACGGCACCTGTGCTGTCCATACGCCGAGAACGTAAGGGGGACACATGGCCGAGGCTACTGATTCTCAAAATGAGCGCACTCGACGCGCCAACCAGTCGCTGACAGCGTACTCAGTTCAGCGCGGTCAGTTTACTGGAACATCCAGCCAAGAACACAATGTCGGCGGCTACGAAACCATCGTGCTGTATGCATCTGAGGCAATCACTTCTGGTACTTACACGGTGGAGGTTGCTCCCGAACTCGGCGGTACTTATCAGGCGGCAAAGGTGACCGGAACTGGTGCGGCTATGGCGATCCTCGCCGGAACTGCCGGGCACTTTGATCTAACCAACCTAGCGCCCGAAATAAAGGCTGCGCCGTTCATCAAAATAACCACAACCACGGCGATGACCTCCCTGTTCAACTACGTGATTATGGCGAGGTAATTCGTGAACGCCTATGTGTCGCTACAAGAACTGAAGTCACGCGGTGCACTGAATACAACTGGCACGGCGGCAGACGCACGCGTACTCAACCAGATTGTGGCCGTCAGCCGTGAGATAGATGCTTACTGCGGCGTCCATTTCTATACGCAAGAAGGTACTAAGTTCTACAACGGTAATGGGCACACCGAAATGTTCATTGACGATAACGTCGGCGTAACGTCCGTGAAGGAGGACAGCACGCAGGACGGCACTTACGACGTGACATGGAATGGCACCGGGGAGAACAACACAACAGACTTCTTCCTTGAGCCGTACAACGCCGAGCCAGCGAGCGAGGATCACGGACGCCCCTATTACAAGATGACGGTCAATCCGAACACTCCCGGCTCGCAGGATATTTTTGAAGCGGGCCGTAGGAACTATGAGGTCGTCGGCAAGTGGGGCTATTCGTCGCATACACGCACGCAGGCGGTCACGGTATCCGGCACTGGTACTACCGACGCCACCGCTACGTCTCTGGACGTGTCCGCCTCTGGCATCGAGGTCGGCTGGACGATAGCAATAGGAACCGAGCAACTGTTTGTCGAAAGCACCGGGACTGGTGCCAATCTGACCGTCCGTCGCGGTGTCAACGGAGCCGCCAGCGCGAACATTTCCAACAGCGCAACAATCACATATTACACATATCCATCAGCGATCACTGAGGCGGTACTGATGCAGACGTCCCGCCTGTTCCGACGGGCACAGGGAGGTTACGCCTCAGAGGTCGGCATATCTGAAAGTGGCATAACCCAGCCCACAATCCCCCGCAGGGGGCTAGACGGCGATGTGAGGATGATGCTAGGCCGGTTCAAGAAGCCGCCGAGGGTGGCGTAGTGGCTGGCGAGTCAGTAACTATCGACGTCAGGGGACTCCAAGAAATGCGACGCGCTCTTGGGCCGGATTTATTCCGACGTCCGGCGCTGGAATTTCTTGAGCGTGCAAGTATAGATATTCAGTCAGAAGTCATTAAGCAGACGCCGACTGGCGAGGGTCTATTAGGCAACAATATCAGGCGGAATGTTAACTCTCACGAATTGAGCGCGCGAGTGTTCACCAACGTCCCGTATGCCAACTTCGTAGAACACGGCACGCGCCCACATTGGCCTCCCCGCTCAGCCGTTGCGCGCTGGGCACGGCTGCACGGCATCGACCCGTTTCTAGTGCAGCGTGCTATTGCTCGATATG